CAGTAGAGACCGGGATCCCACCCAGCGAATGGCTACAGATGGATGAGAGATTATTTAGAGCCATCCTAGCCTATATGAAAGAGAAGGCTAAGAGGTTAAATAATGGCAGTCGTAATGCAAGGCGGTCTAGAAACTCTTAAAGCTCTGAGGAAATTTACCCCAGACCTTTACAAAGAAATGAACGCCGAAATACGATCTGCTATGTCAGACGTTGTCCAAGATGCTAAGAATAAAATACCTAAGCAAGTAATTGGATTACGTCAATGGAGCGAACCAAATAAATATCTAGGCCAGCAGAATTTTCCTAAGTATAATTCTACATTTATACGCCGGGGTATTCAGTATTCTACAAAATCATCGAGGCCTAATAAAAGCGGTTTTCTTATTCTTTACAGTCTGCTGAATAAAACGGCAGCAGGAGCTATAGCTGAAACTGCTGGAACCCAAAACAGAGTAGGCCAACCATGGGTAGGCCCATCTGTAGATCGATCTTTTTCCAATAGAAAACAAAGCCATTCAGCCAACCCCCGCGCCGGCGCTCATTTTATAGAATCATTAGACAAAGATATCGGCGAGCTAAAAAGAGTAGGATCTATAGCGAAAAATAAAAGAGGTCGTATTCTTTACGCAGCCTTAGAAGCTAAACAAGGCAAAACACAAGATCAAATAATGCTGGCAATAAATAAAGCGGTAAATAAATTTAAAGTAACAACGAGTAGAAGCTATGGGTTAGCAGCATGATCAATATTCCATTAACTTCAACATTCAAAAACACAGGATTTAAGCAAGCTGAAAAAGCTACCAACACATTAGAAAAAGGGTTAAAAAGATTAGCTCTTACCTTGGGAACAGCTTTAAGCGCTCGCAAAATAGCTCAATTCGGTAAAGCCTCAGTATTAGCCGCATCAGATTTAGAAGAAGCAGTATCTAAAGCCACGGTAGTATTTGGCAGAGGATCAGCACAAATAGAAGAATTTGGTAGAACTTCCGCCGCAGCCTTAGGTATATCCTCAGCTGCCGCTATTGAAGCCGCTGGCACTTATGGAAACCTTTTACAAGCTTTCGGAATAGGTCAGACTCAAGCGCAAGGAATGTCCACTACTTTAGTACAGCTTGCCGCGGATATGGCTTCCTTTAACAATACGCCAATAGATCAAGCCATCACAGCGCTACGCTCTGGACTATCTGGCGAGACTGAGCCTCTCAAGCGCTACGGTGTAGCCCTACAGGATGTCAGACTTAAAACAGAGGCTTTAAGGCTAGGCCTGATTAAATCTACAAAAGAAGCCCTAACCCCAGCCGCTAAAGCTCAGGCAGCTTATGAGTTAATCTTAAAAGATACGGTATTAGCTCAAGGTGATTTCGAGCGAACATCTGGGGGCGTAGCTAACAGCCTTAAAATAATAGCTGCCTCAGCCGATAACGCTCAAGCTATTATCGGTACTAAGTTAATCCAGAGCATGGATTTACTATTAGATCGTAAAGATGGAGTTCAAGATCTAGCTAATAGCTTTGAATCACTAGCAACTAATATAGGTGATATCGTATTAGGTACTTCAAGCTTTATACAACAACTACAGGAAATAGCTAAATTAGCTACAGGTGGCAGATCATTAAGTTTAGAAGGATTAAGACCTAATATACCCGGCATACAATTTTTAAGAGCGCGTTTATTACAAGGCCGTAAAGATGCGGCAGTTTTACAATTTAAGGCAGACGCACTTGCTAGAGCTAACGCTAAAGAGCAAGGGATGTTGGCTAGCCGTAACCTAAAGATCCAGAAAAATACTACAGGCGAATTAAGCAAACAGAATAAAATTAAAAAAGATATGAACAAGCTAGATAAAGCTGGATCAATGCTAGACCTAGAGAAGATCCAGATAGAGGCAGCGCTTCAAGGTGAGTTAACAGATAACGAGCGCTTACGCTTACAGCTTATGAAAGCCTTGGTCAATGAGAACGCTGATAGAGCTGAGTTCCTTGCCAAAGAGCTTGAGAAGTCTCAAAACTCTATCGCTAAACTTAAGAACTCTCTCACAGAGTTTAAGCCTTCCAGCCCATTCGATGAGTGGATCGATGCTATAGAGCGCATGAGAACTATGTTAGCTGGGATCGGTGTAAGCGGTATGGGTATGCCTCAAGCTCCTATGATCCCTAGCGTTGGATCTCCTACTCTTAGCACCGATTTAGGCGCAGGATATGTAGATGATATCTTTACAAGAGATAAGACCACAGGCCAGACCAATATAAATATCAATGTATCTGGTACAGGTGGACTAGATGACATGACTAAGAAGGCTGTAGTAGATGCCGTAGTAGAGGCATCATCTAACGGATATACTACAGGATGGTTTAGAACCACCGGGGCGGTAGCTACCTTCTAATGAGCTATCCAATATCCTTAACCATATCCTTTGACTTCTCTAGCGGACCGAGCTTTGACCCGCCGTTTCAGATCGGTATTAGTCAACTAGGCATAGGTGTATTAGGTGGTGGCGGTGTACCTGCTCAAGTAGTCGATCTCACTAGCCAGACCGTAGGGATCAGTATTAGGCGTGGTAGAGATCTATCTCAGGATAGATTTAACGCTGGGCTAGGTACTGTCAGAGTGTTAGATCCTAATGGAGACTGGAACCCTCAGAACTCAGGAAGCCCTTATTTCGGCCTTCTACAGCCTCTTAGGAAGCTTATTATCGTCGCTGAGCATTTAGGGGTGGACTACCCATTATTCGCCGGCTACACGACTGCCTATAACTACACCTACCCTAAGGGTGAAGAATTTGGTTATATAGATATATCTGCTACAGATGCTTTTACTTTATTCAATAAGTCAGCTATCACAGCGGTAACAGGGGCAAGCGCTGGAGATACTACAGGCGATAGAATTAACCAGATCCTCGACACTATTGGATTTCCTAACAGCCAACGCCAGATAGATACAGGCGATGTAACGGTGCAGAATGATCCGGGTACTTTACGCTCAGTTTTACAGGCTCTCCAAAATGTCGAGTTTACTGAGTTCGGTGGCGTGTACATGTCTCCAGATGGCAAGGTAGTGTTTAGAGAGCGCACAGATGCTATCGAGACTCTAGGAGATACCCCAGTAGTATTTGATCAGAGTACAGGGATACCGTATAACAATCTTAAATTTAGCTTCTCAGATCAGCTTATCTTTAACGTGGCTAACTTTGAGCGTGTCGGTGGCACTATGCAGACTACCTTTAATCAGGATTCTATAGATACCTACTTTCCTCATGCGATCACTAAGCGGGATCTACTTCATGAGACAGATGCCGACACCCTAGATCTAGCGAAAACCTATATCAGCTCCCGAAAGAGTACCGATATCAGGATAGATAGCATGACCCTAGACCTCAACACCCCTAATTATGATGCTGGGATCGTGGCAGCTCTGGGGCTAGATTTCTTCTCCACGGTACAGATCACCAATGTCCAGCCCGGGGGATCTAACTTAACTAAAACTTTACAGGTATTCGGGGTAAATCATCAGATCACCCCTACTACATGGAACACTACACTTATCACAGGTGACCCGCTTATAGCTGGGTTTATCATAGGTAATGCAAACTACGGTATAATCGGCGTAAGTACACTATAGGAGAATACGATGGCAACAGGATTTCCAGCGAGCGTAGGAGATGTTCTTTCCGCGCCTATGTTTAACGAGTTAGTGGCCTTTACCATTAACACCCAATCAGGCACGACCTACACGGTAGTAGATACCGATCAGTATCAGGTACTAGTGCAAGCTACTAACGCGGCAGCTAAGACCTTTGACATCCCAACAGATGCCACTTATAACTTTCCTATCGGTACAGCTATTACTTTTCTTAACTCTGGAGCAGGTGATCTCACCATAGATGCAGTAACTCCGGGAACTACTACTATTACTTCAGCTGGAGCTTCTAGCGCTGCGCCCGTAGTCGGACAACACAAAGCCGCCACAGCGATTAAAACCGCTGCTAATGCGTGGAGTGTCGTAGGTGCAGTTAGCTAATGATTGGTAACTTATTACCCGGTGTTATTGATTTCAAACCTAGAGTTGCTTTAGCTACCGGTGGAACTATTACTAATGATGGAACTCATTTTTATCATACTTTTACAGGTAATGGAACCTTTACACCCTTACAATCTTTAACCGTTGAATATATTTTAATTGCTGGCGGTGGTGGTTCAGGTGGCGTTAGGGGCGGTGGCGGTGGAGCAGGTGGACTTGTTTATAATTCCTCAGCATCTTTAGCAGCTACTGGATTTGCTGTAACTATAGGTGGTGGTGGAGCTGCTGGGTCAAATGTAGATGGATCAGCCTCAGGCGGTATAGGAACAAACTCAACTTTTAACAGTCAAACAGCTAACGGCGGTGGCTTAGGTGGTGGCGGTGGAACATCAGGTCAACAAGATCCGGGCGGTAATGGTGGATCTGGCGGTGGTGGCGGTGGAGCTGATTCAGGAACTGGCGCAGCAGGTGGAACAGGTAGTCAAGGTTCAAACGGTGGAGTCGGTGGTGGCACTACTAGAACAGGCGGTGGCGGTGGTGGTAATACTGTTGCTGGTGCTGCTGGTAATACATCAGGCAACGGCGGTAACGGTACTGATTCCTATTCTTCTTGGGGTGTAGTTACATCAACTGGACAAGATGTTTCAGGTACTCGATGGTACGCAGGTGGTGGCGGCGGTGGTGGTGGTAACGCTGGCGTAGCTGGAACCGCAGGAAATGGCGGTGGTGGTGCGGGTGGTTATCAAGCCGCAGGAAATGTTGGAACAGTCAACACAGGCGGTGGCGCAGGTGGTGGCGCTCGTAACGAAAGCACAGGAGCTTTATTTGCAGGAGCTGCCGGCGGTTCAGGTATTCTTATAGTGAGGTATCTCGCATGAGTCATTGGGCAGAAATAGATAACGATAATAAAGTTATTAGAGTTTTAGTTGGTGATAATAATGATCCAGCTGGCGATGAAGGTTATCAATGGTTAATAGATAACTTAGGTGGTACATGGATTAAAACTTCCTACAATGGAAACGCAAGATATAACTATGCAGGTATTGGGTTTACTTATGATCCTATTGATGATGCTTTTATCGCGCCAATGCCAGAATGTGGCCATGATGAATTGTTACTAAACGATTTAAAGAAATGGGAGTGTAGTAATGGCGAACACACCCCGATTATCTAAAGCCTTAGTACAGCTACGGGAGCAATTTGACGATAGCTTCCCTAAAAGGGATAGAAAAAGTGATGGGTGGTTGGGAGATGCGAGGCATTCGGCTACTGTATCGGATCATAATCCAGATGTTAATGGCTGGGTTCGCGCTCTTGATGTGGATGCTGATCTCGATCGAAATCCTGAATCAATGGCAAAAATCGTTAATCAGATCCGAAAGCGAGCAAGGAAAGACGGCAGATTAAACTACATCATTTTTAACGGCAGAATAGCATCACGAAAGAGCCTCTGGGTGTGGAAAAAGTACCGAGGGATTAACCCTCACCGTACCCATGCACACTTTTCAGC